AAATTGGCTTCTCGTATGCGTCAAGTACCATTTAACATTAAAGTACCTGCGCAGACTGGTGCAGCTACTGTGGGTTGGGTGGGTGAAGGTAAACGTAAACCAACCACAAATCCAACATTTGGAAGTATTACATTGACTAAATCAAAAGTGGCAGGAATTGTCCTGCTTTCTGATGAATTAGTACGTTTCTCTAATCCAAAAGCAGATCAGCTTGTTTTGGATGATTTGCTCAAATCTACAGCTACATTTATTGATGGTCAATTTTTTGATCCAAGTAAAGCAGAATCAACAGATAGTCCACCCTCTATTTTAAATGGTGTAACTGCTGTACCAAGTTCAGGTGTTACTGGTGCTGCAATCGAGGCTGATCTAGCTTTGGTGATTAAGCAAGTCACTGATGCTGGTCTTACACTTGAAGGCGCGACTTGGGTCATGTCTGAAACTCGTGCCGCGCAATTGAGTATGTTGCGTGATGCATTGGGTAAAAAATACTTTGAGGGTATGAGTATTAATGGTCCTAAAGAGCTATTGACTTTAGGGGTTGAAATTTCAGCCGCAACTACAGATAAAATTGTTTTGGTTTTACCTGAACAAATTTTACTTGCAGATGACGGAAGTATGGATTTTGAAATTAGTTCAGAGGCAACCATTAATATGGGTACTGACGAATCGCCAAGCTGGATCAACTTATATGAAAATAACTTGATGGCAATCCGTGCTGAACGTTTCATTCGCTGGAAACCACGTGGTAAAGCTGCTGGTTATATCCAGTTCTAAGCTTTATCTAAAATAAGCCCCTAAATTTTAGGGGCTTTTTGTTGAGTATTCATTATGCCAAAAATTGAATTATTAGCAGATTTATGTGCAGGTCCAGTGGGTTCAATCATTGATGTTCAAGACTATGAGTTCAATGTGCTGGAAAGGCTTGGAGTGGCAAAACTTGTTGATTCAACCAATTCATCTAATCAAGTTGATCTGAAAATAGTATTTGAGCCTATCGAATTAAAAGGATTGTTGCTGAATCTAAATGGTACGCCTGTTGTAGATGACTTTGGTGCTTTAGTTCCTGAAGTAGCAATTCAGAAAGTTCAAAAATCGGCGAATAAAGGCGGGAAAAACACTAAAAAAGGTGAGTAAATGGGCGTATTTAGTGGGTTATTTCGTAAAAAGTCCATGTCGCCAGTTCAAGGCTCAGGTGGTTGGACTCGCATATTTGAGCCATTTATGGGCGCTTGGCAGAAAAATATTGAGCTTAAAAAAGAAGATATTCTCTCTTTTCATGCTGTATTTTCCTGTATTTCCTTAATTTCTAAAGACATTGGCAAGATGCCTTTAGAGTTGAAAAAGAAAGATGGTGATATTTGGGTTAAAACCAAAGATGAAAAACTCAAATTTTTGGAAAAACCAAATCACTTTCAAACGATGCAACAGTTTTTAGAATTTTGGATCATTTCAAAGTGTCGGCATGGTAATACATACGTACTTAAACTCAGAAATGCATTTGGTAATGTAGAGCAATTAATTGTACTGAATCCTGATTTAGTAAAGCCTTTAGTGAGTGATAAGGGTCAGGTCTTTTATCAAATCAGTATTGATTTGTTGGCTCAGCAATCAGCTCCAATTATTTTACCAGCGTCAGAAATCATTCATGACCGTTGGAATTGTATGTATCACCCCTTAGTTGGGTTAAGTCCTATAGTTGCGTGCGGTTTGGCAGCAGGAAATGGTCTAGCGATTCAAAAGCATGGTGCAACATTCTTCAATAATATGAGCCGTCCAAGTGGAATTTTAACAGCCCCAGGCCGTATTTCTGACGAAGATGCTGCAATGATTACTAAGCGTTGGAAAGAGAATTATTCAGGAGCAAATATTGGTGGCACAGCAATTCTAGGTAGTGACATGAAGTATATGCCTATCAGTATTGCGGCTGCTGATGCTCAGTTGATTGAACAACATAAAATGAGTTCAGAGGTTTGTTGTTCTGCTTTTCATGTTCACCCGTTCAAAATTGGTTTTGGCTCAATCCCACAAGGTTTAAAAGTAGAGGATGTAAATCTTTTGCATTTTGGGGATTGTTTGCAAAGTCCGACTGAAGCGATTGAAAATCTTTTAGATGATAGCTTTGGCTTAAAGGCAATGGGTTATGAAGTCTTTTTAGATGTTGAAAATCTGATTCGTATGGATTCAGCTTCTAAAGTTGATTATTACACCAAAGGCGTTAAAGGCGGAATTATTGCACCAAATGAGGCACGGATTAAGTTCAATCTTAAACCTGTTACTGGTGGTGATTCTGTCTATATGCAACAGCAAAACTTTAGTCTTGAGGCATTATCTAAACGTGATGCGAAAGATGATCCATTTGCAAATAGCAAAGGGGGTAAAGATGCAGCTAACAGTGGATGATGTTGCTAGTCACCTTCGATATGATCTTGATGACCAGATCAGAGCAGATCTGCAACGTTTACTTGATGCTTCAACACAGCAAGTTCAGGACCATGTAAAAACCAAATTTAATGCAGAAAATAAAGTTCAGCAACTCGCGATTTTATTGTTGTGTGGTTATTACGATAAGTATCGCAATGCTGAAACGGGTATGCCGATGTTTGGGGATTTTTTACCTGATCCTGTACGTGCTTTGCTTAATCCTTATTATGTGCCATTGGTGTTGTGAGGTTTAAATTGAAATGGTTTGGGCAGCTTAAAAAATGTCGGTGTTGGGCATGTACGAATGTTCGTAATGGTGGTGGTTATCAACCATGTCACCTAAACAAGAGCAACGCCATGATTTTATCACCGCCAAAGAATCCATCTGGTAAAGAAATTTTTCAAGATTTTGAATTATGGATTAAATCAACAAGCCATTATCCTAAATTGATGCTGATTCATGGTGAGCGATTGTTCATTAAAGATGGTGATCAATACAAGATTTTGGCAATTCAATTGGCTTATGAGGCTTGGACGAAATGAGCTGTTCAGGATGTGAGGCAAGACGTGAGTGGATCAAACGAAATACTGAAAGAGCAAGGCTCAAGCTGCAAGAATTGTTGCAACGTTCAGGAATTAATCAGCGTGTGTCGGGATCTGATTCAGACAGTCAACACACAGAACGAAGTCATGGTCCAAATCATGAATCAAAATAATGAGCTGATTGCTCAGGTTTTGGATGATGATGAGGATGAAGAGCAATATTTGAGTGATTGATTATGTCTGGAATCAGTGCTGGTGAACTTTGTCATCGTGTCATTATTCAAAAAAATGTGGGTAGTGGTCGTAATCAATATAATCATGAACAACCTGCCGATTGGCAGGTTTTTTTAACTTTATGGGCCAAGGTATCACCATTATCGGCAAAGGATTTAATAGCTGCTCAGGCTGCTCAATCCCAAGTCGTAGCACGTTTAAAAATACGTCATCGAACTGATATTGATAGCTCTATGCGTGTTGTTTTTCGTGGTGAAACCTATGCGATTGATAGTCCTGCTTTGAATGATGATGAAACGGGGAATATCTACAGCACTTTTTTACTTTCTAAGGGAGTGGAAAAGTTTAAGGAGGCTTGATGGAAAATTTTTCTATTTGGCAAGGTCAGCAGCAAGTGACTGAGAAATTTAAGCTTTTGACTGATAAAAAAGTCGTGAGAAAAATAACTCGTAAAGCTGCAAGGCGGGGCATGAATATTTTCCGTAATGAAGCAAGACAAAATGCAAAAATGATTGATGATCCTGAAACAGCAGCAAATATTGCCAAAAATATTAAAGTCGCATCTGGTCGAGTTAGTAATAAAGATGTGATTTTAATGCGTGTAGGTGTTGATGGTGGTGCTGCTTTCACTGGTCGACCTGCAAAAATCACTAGTGGCGGTGACACACGGCATTGGCGCTTTATTGAGTTAGGTACAGCTTATATACCTGCAATTCCTTTTATGCGAATTGCTTTTTATAACAACATTGATTCAGTGATTAGCACGTTTGCACAAGTCTTTAGTGATGAGCTTGATTTGGAGTTGGCTAGACTATGAGTATTTTGCCAGTTGTACCCATCTTAACGGCAGATCCTTCTATTACCGCGTTGTTAGGTAGTGAGCCGCGTATATATGAGGATATTGCGCCTGAAGGTACTGAAGTTCCTTATGTTGTGTGGCAAGAATTGGGTGGGCAGTCAAATAACCATTTGGACAATGCGCCTGCAAACTTTGATGATGTGCAGTTTCAAGTCATGGTTTATGACACCTATTTGGGACGTGCTTATCAAGTGCGTGATTTAGTGCGTAAAGCTTTGGAAAGTTATTGTTTTATATTAAATCCGCGTATCAGTAGTTTTGATTCAACCACAAAGCAATCTATGCGCGGATTCGATGCAAATTGGATTCAAGAAATTTAAATTTTTAAGTAGATACGGGCAGCCATAAGGCTGCTTTTTTATTGCCAATAAGGAGCAAAAACTCATGGCTAAAAAAGGTATTGTTTCAAAAGGTACTGAATTTTGGGTACTGCATGGCGAAACGCCAACATTAACAAAATTAAACTGTATCAAAGCGTTTGATTGGGGTGATGAAAATTACAACGAGTATGACAACAATTGTTTAGACAATAATGATGTTGAAACTAGTGATTTTATTCTTGGAAAGCCTGGGGATGGATCTGTAAAAATTGATACTGATCCAACCAATGCGACACATCTTTTATTACTCGAATTAGCAAATAGTCTAGAACCATTTGTAATTTATGCTGGTTACTCAGATGGAACAGGATTTCCAGTTTTAACTGGAGGCACTGTTGAGCCGCCTCCAACTCGCTCTTGGTCTTATGCCACTGTTGTTTTACGTAAAGGAAAGCCTGTAACTGAAGCTAATTCTTTAGTGAACCATACTTTGCCTTTACGTCGCCAATCTCAAATCATTGATGAATGGAAAGTACCATGACCTTGAAATTAAAATCACTGAAAAAAGTCACCAAAGTTGCCGCACCGACTGAGCGGACAGTGACTTGGTTAGTTGAAGTCACAGACGAAAATCTAGCATTTATCCAAGAAAATACAGGTAAAGCTGATTTAAGTCTGGGTGAAATGGTTGAGCTTTCAGGTCAAGTCTTTATTAAGCGTTTGAGCTATAAAGATATTGAAGCTACAGCAAAAGCTTATAAGTGGGATATTGATTATCAGAATTTTGAAAATTCTAAACTCGAATCTGTTGATAGTCGTTTGCTACGTGCAGCTCAATTGCTTGGCTCAGTCTGTGAAGATGCCAGTGGTAAAGCTTTCTTTGAAACGATTGGTGATGTTTATGATTCTGATCCGATATTTATTGAGGCGCTGTATAAAGTTGCAGATGGTGTCAATAATTTTTCGGGAAAGTCTCAGAAAAAGAGTTCAGAGAAAACGAACTCTGGTGTGAGCTTGTCATCAACGGAATCGGTGGACGAACAATCAGTGAAGCCAAGCGAAACATAGATAACGCTGAGTTTCAAATGTGGCGGGTCTTTCGTGATAAACGAGGCTCGCTTTTCACTGGTCGTCGTATTGAACAGGCAATTGGTAGTCTGATGGCTTTTTATCATAATGGCAGAGTGAAAGAAGAGCATTGGATTGAACCAAGTGATGTTTGCCCGCACGAGGATGTAGTTGAGGTTGAGACTACATTTGAAGAAGAGGCAATGAAGCGCAGGCAGAGACAAGAATCAGTCTAGGTTTGTTTAAATCTTTATCTAATAGTAATATCCCATCATTGATAACAAAATGATGGGGATTTTTGTGAATAAATTTTTAATATTATTTTTGTCTTTAAGTTTAATTGGATGTGCTACGCCAGTTTATAATTCCACTAGTACAATTAGTAATATTAGTAAGCCGCCATTAAATTCTATAAATACAGTAAGTGTTGGTGATCAGATGCTTGTGCAAGGTATATTGAGACAGAATGATGTATTAGAGATATTTCAAGCAACTCAAGCAGGAATGTATACGATACCAGCGGGGCAATATAACAAAACAGGTGAAAGTGAAAAAGGAAAATTTTTTACAATAGTAAATTCCACTGGGGCTATGGTGACTAAGTCATTTTTTGCAGATCCAATGCAAGCGATAATGACAACTTTGGATGGGAATCTTTGTATTATTACAGTCTTTAATGTTAAATCTTGTCATCAAGGTAAATCTTTTAATATTAAGAAAGTAAATATTGCTAGTGAAAATTCTTTTCAACAAACTTTGATTTATAGTGGTAAGGTCGGGAATAAAATCAATATAGGATACAGAGAGTTTTCAAGTAATATGGCTCGACCTGCATTTAATAATGATGTTGAGTATGATTTAAATGAATCAAAACAAATTGGTTATAAAGGGGCATTGTTGGATATTATTGATGCTAATAATCAAAATATTACTTATAAGGTATTAAAGAATTTTAATAAGGTGGAATAATATGTCTGAGAATAATACGCAAGGAATGAAAGAGAGTGATGTTTGTAATGCCTTTGGTGTCATTCTAATTGGAATAGGTATCATAGCTGGATTTTTATTTATCTTATTTTTTGGTCGAATTGAAGTTGCATCATATTATTCGACTACAAAAATTTGGTCGGGCTTAATGGTTTCGACTGGTATTGGTATTATGTTTAATGGTTTCATAATTGGTTACTTGTTTCAAAAAATTGCCAGTATTCTTAGATACCATGAAGATAAAGTTTAGATTTTAATTTTTATGAAAACCGCTTGTTAAGCGGTTTTTTTTATGTCTGGAGAAAAGTCATGGCGACAAACTTAGGTACTTTGACCTTAAATCTTTTGGCAAATACTGGGTCATATATCCAAGGTTTGTCACGAGCTGAACGCCAAACACAGCAAAGCACAGAAAATATGTCGGATGGCTTTGATCTAGTTGGTAAATCCTTAAATGTATTGAAAGGCGCGGTAGCGGGTTTATCTGTTGCGGGTGTAACGGCTTATGCTTTAGAAGTTGTAAGGCTTGGTAATGAAGTAGATCGCTTGGCTAAATTATCAAACTCATCTGTTTCCCAATTTCAATATTATGGAAAAGGTGCTGAAACTGTTGGAATACAGATCGAAAAATTTGCAGATCAGATGAAAGATATGCAAGACCGAATTGGAGATTTTCAGCAAACTGGTGGTGGTCCATTAGCTGATTTCTTTGAAAATATTGCGCCTTTGGTTGGTGTTTCAATACAACAGTTTCAAAAGCTCTCTGGTCCAGAGGCATTACAGCTTTTTTATAATTCATTAGAGAAAGTTGGTGCGACAAAAAACGATATTAAGTTCTATATGGAGCAGATTATATCGGATTCATCTCAACTGATTCCTTTGCTCGAAAACAATGGGAAAGGATTTAAAGAATGGGGCGATAGAGCAAAAGAAACTGGTGCGATCATGTCTGATGATGTGATTAAAAATCTTGTTGAAACACAAAAGAATTTACAAATTTTTGAGCTTCAATGGCAAGGTTTAAAAAATGGTTTAGTTGCTGACGTAATCCCTGTATTTGGTTTTGTTGCAGATAATCTTGATACGATCAAAGCAGGTGCATTTGCTTTAAGTGTTGTTATTGGTAGTCGATTGGCACTTTCATTCACGATTGCAGGCGTTCAAGCTGCTGCGAGTTTAATAGAATTTGGTCGTTATCAAGTTGCACTTGCTAGAATGGCGGGTGAAACCATCACTCTAGCTACTGTTACTAGAGGATTGGGTGGGGCAATGTTGGGCTTGGTAGGTGGTC